GACCGAGAAAGTGAAAGGCATCGTCGAGCAGCTCCGCGTGGAGCGCGCCCTTGTCGGATTTGACCGCTCAGGTTTGACCGACGAGCAAAAGACCGTCTTTGCAAAGAGCGTTAAAGCACTCGCGCTGGGAACTAAAGCCGGAGAAGCACTGATCGAGGACATCGACAGTCGCGGCGGTTATCTTGTTTCCGTCGAAGTAGCAAACGCCATTCTGCGCATCGCGGCCTCCGTTGGTATCGTCATGAACCAAGCCCAGCGCTGGCCAATGAGTACCGATGAGCTTGATATCCCGTCCTACCGCGGTGCCTTCCTAACCGGAGAGTACCTCGGCGTAGACGCGGTCGGCTCAGATACAGGTATCACCTTCTCGCAAGCCAAGCTAGTGACAAAGACATGGCAACTCGTCTTTGTTCTCGGCAAGGCCCTGCTCGCAGACGCTAATGTTAATCTTGCGGACTGGCTACTCGCCCTTGGAGGGGAGGCGCTGGCGAACATGATTGACAAGCAGGCGCTTAACGGCACGGCTCCGTTCGTGGGTATTCTAAACGACAGCAACGTGAACGTGACCACAGTCACAGGTACGTCCTTTGCCGCCTACAAAGTTATCGACGACAGCTCGACGGTCATCGCGTCGATTGCCAAGAGCGCCCGCCCCGGCTCGGTATTCCTGATGTCGGACACCGTCTGGGCCAGCTTGCGCGTACAGAAGGATACGGCCGGCGCCTACCTGCTCCCTCAGGCAGGAGCGGCCTCAAACCGCGTCCTCTCGCAGTTTCCTAGCGGTAGCGCGCTCGTCCCAGATGGCGAGATTCTCGGCTACCCTGTGCATACTTCGCTCCACCTCCCAGCGCTCAGCGCTACGGCGGCGGCTACGAAGTTTATCATCTTCGGAAATCTAAAGTCCTTTGCTTTTGGCGACAAGAGCGGGACAATGGAAATCGAGGAGCACCGCAGCGGCAGCTTCGGTGGCAAGGAAGTAGCGAAGTCCTACCAGCGCGGCATGGTGCTAAACCACCGCCACGCCCTGGTCAACGCTCTCCCGGCCGCCTTTGCAGTCGTCAAGACAACATAGTCGTCTATAGGGTACTGACACACTCCCGCCCTCAATCCTCAAAGGCGGGAGAAGCCAGTGCCCAATATAAAATAAAAGTCGAAATTAAACGCAGAAAAATACGACCATGGAAACACCAGAAATAATCCCGGAAGCAGAAGTCCCAGCAGTAGATGAAACAACGACCCCAGCAGAAGCAGAAGCCACCACGGACGGCGCAGGAGCCGCCCCGGAAGCAGAAGCAGAAGCAGAAGCAGAAGCAGAAGCAGAAGCAGGGGCAGAAGCAGAAGCAGGGGCAGATGTAGCGGCATAAATAACACCCGAACGGCCACCGCACCGCTCTCCCGCCCGTGATGCGTCCGCATCAAAAAAGTCGAGCAGGGGAGGATCCGACCGGATCATAAGGTAAAACCAAAACAAACACATGCGTAGCTTAAACGATGCAGTAAAAGTCCTAAACGCAGTGCGACCGCAGACGACCACCGGCACCGGAACCCCAACGGACGCCAGCGTGGAAGCGATTGACACACTAGGCTACAACACGGCGCTCTTTAACGTGGCAGTAGGAACCGCCACCGGAACGACGACCGCGGTGACCCTAACGCTTGACGCTAAAGTGCAAGAGTGCGCGACCAGCGACGGAATCTACACCGACGTGACAGGGGCAACCATGACCCAGATCACGGCAGTGGTAGGAGCAGGTAAAGTCGCCCAGATTCCAGTAGAGGGACTTGGCACCAGCCGCCTCCGCTACCTGAAGCTAGTAATCACCCCAGCGGTGGCCCCCGCTACAGACGCCCGCCTTCCAGTTTCTGGTACCGTCCTCCTTGGACGAGCGTACCAGGACCCAGTCGGCAACAGCTCAGTAGCCGCCTAGTAGTTTGAGTACCCCCCTCCGGCCTCTCCTGCGGGGCCGGAAGATGGGCACTAAAGCCCACACACTATGAGCGAAGTAATATCACCATACGCACTAACCACAGTGGCAAGAGTAAAAGACCGCCTCTCGATGAGCGAGGCGAACTTTGACACGCTACTGGCGCGCATGATAACCGGCGTGACGGACTTCATAGAGGGCGAGTGCGGCGGGCGTAGATTTTTGCGAACGACCTACACCAACGAGGTCCAAACGATTTTTAATAAGTATCAGAAAATGCTCGCGCTAAAAAATAACCCGCTAGTGAGCATCAGCAGTTTGCAGTACCGGGCCGGACTAAAGAGCACCCCGAACTGGACGGAGTTTAATACCGACGACTGGGAGATACTAGAGGACGGCAAGGCGGGCCTCGTGCGCGTGTACGGAATGCTAGAGGGAGTAAATACAATACGAGTGAGCTACATAGCTGGCTACCTAGTAGACTTTGAAAACTTCGGAAGCCCCACGCACACCCTACCCGCAGACCTAACCGATTTATGCGAGCGGATGACAACCAAGATATTCAAAAAGCGCGAGCACGAAGGCAAGCTCAGCGAAACATTCGAGGGGAGCACCGTCACCTACGGCGATCTGCTAGACGACGACACAAAGGCGATACTAGCCCGCTACCGGCGGCTTCCGGCATTTGTATAACATGGCCGCCACATTATTTGAGATAAAGATAGAGAACCTGAGCCAGCTAACAAAGGCGCTTCGAAACTACCCAGCGATTGCGGCTCCCGTACTGCAGAGGGCGATAGAGGGTACCGGCTTTGTATTCCAAAAAAACACGCTGAAAAATGACCCTGTGCCGTGGCGTACCGGCAACCTTCTGCAGAGCTTCCGTTTCCGTAGCAGTCCCGGAGAAGCGCGCTGGTCACCAACCGCGAACTACGCCTCCTTTGTAGAATTCGGAACGAGGCCGCACGTCATAATGCCGCGCAGGCGCAAGATGTTGCGCTGGACAGTCGGATCAACAACCGGCCGGTATGTAACGAGCAGGAGCGGCCGCCAGCGATACCAAGGAGGGCAGAGTGGCAGTTATGTATTCGCGCAAAGAGTAAACCACCCCGGCACCAGAGCGCAGCCGTTTATGGGCAAGATAGTAGAAAGAAGCAACCCAGAGGTCACCCGGCTATTCGGACAGGCGGGCGATATAATTATGCGTGAGATAGCAAATATCTCCGGCGGATAAAAAAATGCCAACACCAACAAAACTGCACACCATAAAGACGAACATCAAGGCAACGCTCGACGAACTAAAGCGCGAGCAGGTTTTGCGCGAGGTGCAGGTGGACGACTTCAAAAAAAGCATCTTCAACAGAAACTTTGCGGCCTACCCGGCGGCAATTTTAACCACGCCAACGATAGAGAGCAGCGCGGCGACCAACGTGCAGAATATGCGCGTCTATACATTTGAAATTCCGGTGATAGTAAAGGCGGAGGAGGTGACCGGCGCCGGGCAGATAGAGGACTTAATAGAGGCAATCCTGAACAAGTTTGACAACGACCCAACGCTAAAAGGTGATGGAACTACGGGGTCTGCGGACGGAGGGGTCGAGCCGTCTACGAGTAGCCCGGAGGCGGTGACTAGCGGAGGCAACGACTACATAGCCTTCTCAATAATTCTAAGATGCCGCGCTATAAGAGATTTAACATTTGAATAGTGTATACTAAAAGGGTCGATTAAAAATCACAAAACAAAAATATGGCAAAAGGAATAGGACGACTTCTACAAATTGGTATCGCAAAGGAAACATCACGCGGAACGGCAATCGCCGCCATGGTTTACGCGATCCCATTCGCAGAGCTAGACTTCAACGAAAAGGACAGCCGAGTCATTGACGAGCAGAGCCGAGGAGTAATAGAGGGCAGCACGGGAGAGAGCATCGTAAAACAGTGGGCAGAGGGAACGCTAAAGGCACCGATCGGCGATAAGCACTTCCCGCTTCTTTTGAATAGCATTTTAGGAACGCTCACCGGAACGGCGACAGGCGCGGCGTTTACCCACACGATAACAGTAGCGCAGAGTAGCCAGCACCAGAGCTTGACCTTTTTCATTGACGATCCGCTCGGGGGCCAGGATTACAAATACGCGCTATCGGTAATGGCCGAGGTAGAGATAACCTACGAGCGCGAGCAGTTTCTAAGCTACAGCGCCAGCATCATGGCGAAAAAGGGAGCGATTGCAACGCTAACGCCAGCAGTGGCGAACGAGAACCGCTTCTTGCCGCAGCACCTAACATTCAAGGTAGCAACCGGAACCGCAGGACTAGCCGCGGCAACCGCTACACCGCTAAAGAGCGCGAGCGTTCGCATTAGCCAGAACATTGAGAGCGATGACGTGCTGGGCAACATAGCGCCGGTGGACTTCCTGACCAAGCAGTTTGTCATTGAGGGAGAGGTGGAGGCGATCTACCAAAACGAGAGCGACTTCCTGACGGACTCACTAGCGGCCACGGAAAAGGCCGTGCGCTTTGACCTAGTGAACACAGGCGTAGACCTTGGCGGAGGCGTAAACCCGCAGCTCCGAGTAGACCTGAACAGGGTAGTATTCCAGCCAATCGGAAAACCAATCCGCCTGAACGAAATAGTGATGCAGCGCGTGAGCTTCCGGGCGCACTACCACACGACCGACGCGGCCATGGTGACCATAACCGCGGTGAACGCAGTAAGCAGCTATTAAGTATATGAGCAACAGAGAAACGACAAAACTGACAACGCCAAACGGCAAGGCCGTGGAGCTAAAAACCTACATCACCGCGCGCGAGCGCAACGCCATGCGCGACGTCTTTCTGAGCAATATAAGCGTGGACGGAAGTACCGGAGCGCCGAAACTCGGAGAGCTAAAGGGCGACCTGCTAGAAAAAGCAGAGCGCAAGGCGATAGAAATGATAGTGACATCCTACGACGGCAGCGCAGAGAACATAGTGGACAGAATACTGGATGCAAAGGAGGGGCCAGCCGACTACGACTTCATAGTCGGGGAGGCCAACAAAGTGGCAAATTTAGGGCCGGCGAAGTAGCCCGCTACGAGTGGGACGGTTACTTCGCAAGCAAGAGCGGCATCCGGCTCAGCGACCAGGCGATCATAGCGATACTCTGCCGGGAGATGAAGTGGACATGGGCGGAGTACGAAGCACAACCCGCATGGCTCATTGACTACCTACTCGAAATGATAAGGGCGGAGGCGAGCGCCGCCAAACGAGAAGCTAACCGAAAACCCTAAACCATGGCAGAGGCAAACTCCCTTCTAAATATAATAGTCAGGCTCCACGACGAAGCCAGCACGCAACTGCAGGCATTCGGCGGACGACTAAAAGAGCTAGAGCCGCAATTTAAGACCATGCGCAACGTCGGCGTGGCCGGATTTGCGGCGATAGCGGCCGGAGCCGGGCTAGCGATAGCGGAAGCACTAGACGCCGAGGCTGCCTTCAACCGGCTCAACCACATTTTGAAAACAAGCAGGGGCGCGACCGACGCGCAGGTAGACAGCCTTGTAAAACAGGCCAAGGCACTAGAGCAGGTGGGCGTAGTAAGCCAGAGCAACGTCATAGCTGCACAGAGCCAACTAGCCACCTTTGACCTAAGCGCGGCGGCCATAGGAAGGCTGACACCTGCCATTCTTGACTATGTCGTGGCCGAAAAAGGAGCCAACGCCAGCACCGAGGACCTAAAGCAACTGACCAACGGCCTTGCCCAAGCCCTGCAGGGCAACTTTGCCAGTCTGACTAAGACCGGATTTGTACTAGACGACGCGACCAAGGAACTTATCAAGACCGGCACGGAAACGGAGCGCACCACCGCGCTCGTGAAAGTTTTGAATAGTACCTACGATGGATTTAACACCGCCGCGCGCAACACCGCCGAGGGCGGGCTTATCGTTTTGAAAAACGAAATGAACAACGTGCGTCAAGCGATAGGCGAGGCGCTTCTGCCAATACTAATAGCCCTAGTGAAAGCAATCACACCGCTACTGACAAAAGCCACGGAGTGGATAGAGAACCACAAGGAACTCGCGGCCGGAATAGTAATAGTGAGCGGCGTAATTTTTGCCATGCTAGCCGTACTAGGAACACTAGGGCTAATAATCCCTGGAATAATTACTGCATTCTCATTTCTAGGCGCGACCATCGCGGCGATAAGCGGCACCATTGGGATAGTGATAGTAGCGATACTTGCCCTTGGCGCATGGTTCGTCTGGCTCTGGAATAATAGCGACAAGGTGGCCAACGGAATGAAAGAGGTATGGCTAGCGTTCGCCGGCTTTTTCGTAGAGATATGGGAGCGCGTAAAACTAAACTTCAGCGAAATCTGGGAGGGTATAAAAGACATATTCAACGGCGCGATAGCGTGGATGATGGAGAAGCTCCAGCCACTATTAAACGCAATAGCGGCCGTTAGGGACGGCTTCAAAAGCGTAACAGGCACAGTGGGAAAACAATTTGGAGCGGCCGGGACAATACTCTCTCAGAATATAGGCGCGGCCGC